TTCCTCAAAGTTTTCATCAAGAGTAAAGTTAACATAAAATTCCATAGAAGTCAAGTACTTATTAATAAGTTTATTCATTATAGGTAAATACTGTTTGATAATCTTAGTTTTGATTCCAGTATCCATTAACATACTTCTTGCAGCTTCATAGTATACTTTAGTTTCTTTTAACTTAGTTCTTTGTTTTGCAATCTCTACATAATCTTTTGCTAAAGTTGTAAGTTTATCTGTATCTGATTTACCAGTACCATCTTTAGTATACTGGTCTATCTCTGCCTGTAACTTAACATTAAACTTTTCAAGTTCTTTGATAGAAGTATTAATCTTTGCAAGACTTACTTGATTTTCTGATATCATCTTCGTTGTCTTTTTAATTTCACCAGCTCTATCATAAACATTATCAAGTTCTGTTTTTAGTTTTGATAAACCATCTTCAAGTTTATCAATAGACTTGTTGTTTTTTACAAGCATACCATCTTTAAAAGTTTCATCTATGTGTTGTTCACAAGTTGGACAATCTTCGTTTTCAGTAAAGAAAGTTGTCATTTTTTCGTGTGATGTAAGTTTTTCTGAAAGAGTAGCTCTAATCTGTTTTAGTTTCTCTTGTTTCTTTTCTGTCTGGAGTCTATCATTAATCGTTTCTAAAAGGTTTGTATTCTCTTGTTCAATCATAGACTTTTCTTCAATTCTACTTTTTACTTCTACTGTATTTGTATCAATCAGTTTTTGTTTCTGTTCAATAATCTTATCTTTGTTCTGTTTCATATCTGCAATAAGGTTTTCTTGCAGTTGAACCTTTTCTGCTGTCAATTCATATTGATAATCCATATCACGAATATCTTCTAGGAGAGTTTTCATCTTTCCCTTTAGAATTAGATTCATGGTAGAAAATATTTTGATGTCCAGTATTTCTTCGACAACTTCTCGTCTATGTCGAGCCTTCAACTGCATGAAAGGTACAAATGTAGAACTACCAAGTATTACAACTTGTGTAAAAGAACCATAGTTTAGTTTAAGAATATTCTGTTCGAGTATCTTCTGATAATCACGAACATTAGCTTCTTGATTCATCATTATACCATTCTGATAAATCTCAAACTTATTAGGTTTTATACCACGAACCACTTTATATTGTATCGAACCAATAGAAAATTCAATCTCCACTATTGTAGATGCATTGTTAATTGAATTAACTAATTGACTCTTACTAATAGTACGAAATGGTTTACCAAATAAACCAAAACAAAGTGCATCTAATATAGTAGATTTACCAGCACCATTCTCACCAATGATAAGTGTAGTAGGATTTTTATCTAGTTGTATTTCTGTTAGTTGGTTTCCAGTTGAAAGAAAGTTCTTCCATCTTACATATTTAAATATTATCAATATTATTTCTCATTCTTTTTGTTAATTCAATAGTTTTACGAATATTATTTTTAAACTTTTCTTTTCCACCTTCTTTTTTTAGTTCTTTACGATTATCTATATACTCCACAACTTTATCCCAATTATCATCTACCCAATCCCAGAAAGGAAAATTATAAGTTTGTGTTTTTAGTTCATCTAAAGTATATTCACTTACTTCAGATAATTCTATGAGCTTTTCTGGAGAGAAAAAATCTTTAGGTAACTTAGCACCTTTACTAGAATTATAAGTTTTTTGTAATGGACAAGCATTTTTTGGTATCAAAGGCCAACCATTCTTTAGTGGAAAAATATGGTCAGTTTGTATACTATACTTTTCACCAGATATAAAACATGTTTCCCCATATCTTTCATTAACATATTTTTCAATTTCTAATTGAGTGTATGTTGGTTGTCCAGTATATTCTTGCCACATTTTTAATATTCTTTCAAGAACTCTACCACTAACAGAATCTTTCAATTCTTCATTGGTTCTAATATGATTTCTGTATTTCTCTAGATTTTCACATTCTGGTGAAAAACTAAAATTTTTAATCATTGAATAAGGATGTATTGATTCTTTACCTATATGTTTACAAAATTTACATTCAACCATATCTTTCTCATAATCATTATGAAATAAATTTGCTTGAGGGCGAAAATCTTTTTTGGGTTTGTAACCATACTCTTTAAGTAACATAGCTCTGTCTTTACCGCCAGATAAAGTTCTACCATATTTTTCTTTAAATATATTATCTATTTTTTCAATATTAATCATCATAATAAAATTTTGGAGCGGGCAGAAGGAATTGAACCAACTTTTTTAGATTGGAAATCTAACGTAATACCAGTATACTATGCCCGCTTGATTAAAAAAACTCCTCTAAATTAGTAACACCATACTTGTTTGCAACTTTATTTACATTACTAGAATTATGATCTACTTTACTACTATCTTGTTTATAAGGCATGATATCTGTAAATTCATATGATGTCTCGCCAGGCCCTTTAATTTTCCATTGTAAGTCTTTATGTTTTGGATAGTTTAAATTCCATTCCATTGTTGAATTTTTAAGATTTTTTCTTTGTTTTTTATTCATAGGATATATATAACGAAATTGTTTACCCCATACTCTACTAAAACCTAACTCACCCATTTTTGCATCACTAGGCCTTGGCCCATACTTTGTGTCATCTCTATTCATTTCTTTTTTCATTTTTCTTTGAATAGTTCTGAAATGAATTTTTTCTCCAGTTGCAGAAATATACACATCACTCCAAATAAAACCACCAAACAAGAAATTTGCAGATTGATAAACATATCCAGGCTTACCAACAATACCATCTGCCCATGTGTAAAGATATTTTGCATTTGGTGTATTTTGTTTCATCCACTCTATCGTTTTAGAAAGCATTTGTGACTCAGAATTACGAAGCATACTTTCATCCATACACATTTTACCAATTTCATAATAATCACTAGTTGTCAAATCTGGAAACATTTTTTTAATAGTTCCCATAGGATTTGTACCCCAACCTAAAGTCAAAACTCCGACTAACTTTTCATCTTCGTAACAACCTAACCAATGTTTGGTAAGTTTGGGCATAACAGCACTATAGTGTCTTTTTTGAATAAAAAGTGTTGCAACACGCCAATCAACCTTTTTCATTATCATATTTCTAAATCCTGTGCTTCTGTGTATAGTTCTCTTTGTACATTTTTGAGTCTACCTTTATCTAAGGTAACGTCTAGTTCGTCTATGTACATACTTAGTAGTGTCATAGTGTCTTGGGTATTTTCTACAATATCATCTGATACTGTATTTGCATCTAAGTCTGAAAAGTCTTCTATGATTTTTATTTCATGGGAATCTGCTTTTAATAATCTATCAATAAACTGATCAAACTCATACAAATCTTTCTTATTCACCACAATAACCTTAACATAATTATCTTTATATTGTTCTAGGCCATGTTGTTTATAATTGTTTTTAGTATCATCATAGAATATTTTCTTATGAATAGTTCTTGGATTGATTATACGTTCTAAGTTCATACTTTCTGTGTCAAAAATATGATATCCTTTTTTATCATCACAATCGTTCCAATAAAACTCATATGGACTGCCCAAATAATAAATATGGCCATCATCTGATTTAACATGAAAGTGTCCACTAAAAACTGTATCAAATTTACTAAAAAGAGATTTATCATGTCCATGTTCGTTTTTCATACCTTTTATCATATCAAAACCAGCAACTTCTAAATGACCCATACAAACAGTCGCTCTTGATGTTGATAAAGCTTTCATGGTAGATGTATGATTAGATGCATTAATCCAAGGCACAAACAGAACAGTTAAATTATCAAATGTTACCTCTGCAGCCTCTGGATAGATTTTGATGTTTGGATATCTGTCACCAAGTAATTCTGTAACAGCATTTACATCATTTGTATTTTTAAAATAGGTATCGTGGTTGCCAACCATGACATGAAGTTCAACTCCTAGTTCTGCAAATCTTTCTATAAATCGTTCACGAAAATCTTTTGCAATTCTATAAGATAAGAATTTACGTCTATCCATAATGTCACCCATATGAATACAATGTTTAATATTGTTTTCTTTTAGGTATGGGAAGAATTGTTCTTCGTAGAATTTGAAGAAGTATTCGTTAAAGTTCATGTTGTCGTTTCTGGCACCAAAGTGTGTGTCAGTAATTATCGCAATTTTCAATCGTCAAGTTCCATAAAATTTTCTAACCCTTTAGAGGTTTTGGTTATTTCTTTTTTCTTTGGTTTATATACGGCTTCATCTGGCACCATAATATTAACATCAAATCCACCAACTGAATATGAAGTTGTATCGCCTTCCATAGTTACATAAGGAACAAATTCTTGTTTCTCAATCATTCTATGTTTGACATGAGTTTGTTTCTTTTCTTTTTGTATTCTACGAATAAATGCATAGTATATTATTTGTGTAAAATAT